TTTATTGCAGTCCATTCGTTGCCTAAACTGTCAATTCTTTTGAGGGCTTCCTTGCCTTTTGCGTTCACCTTCTTTTCAACTGTAAAGCCATAATCATTATCGATTAAAGCTTGGTAGCCCTGTTGAAGATTAGAAGCTGAAGCCATAATGTCAGCTTGGTCTTTACAAGCGTTAACAATATTTTCAATATTTTTAAAAATGAAATTATTCAAGGTGTTAGTTCTAGTAATAAAAGCACTTTTAAAAGCTGATTGTGGTGTTTCAATTTTAGTCATTTTTTAACTCCGTAAAATGTTGTTTTTGTTTGTCTTGAATATTATTATCGCTATTTTTAAAAGAATGTCAACTGACCTGCTGTAATCGTTGATGGAAGCCAAATAAAAAAACCAACAACTTGGGAGTTTTTTTGTTCCTGTTTCGTTCTAATTACTGTCATAGTCAAAATTTTGACAAAACCTGGACCTGTCAATTTTTTGACTGTCAATATTTTGACGGATATACTTCCCTGTTGCATAATAGCTGCGGTGTGGTATTTTTGCAACAGTATGCTCCCTGCATAAACTGCAACTGATATACTAACACTTGATATAATTGCATAATATCTAATAAAATCAGCTATTTAAAGCTATAAAAAGCCCACAACTTGCGAGTAATTTATTATTTTTTATTATTTTTGGAGCTATACCTAGTTTTTGTCATGGTATCAGCACCCTACGCCACAGCCACCACCCCCGTAGTAGTACGTATATACACAGAAACACACAGATTAGGAAAATTAAGTGTTAACCACTAATGATAAGTGTTAATATGCACAAGCATAGCAAACTATTTTCGGCAGGGGGGTTGACAAGGTTAAAAAAATGCGATATAATTACATATAACAGTTACATAATACATGTTAACATATAAGATATTACTAATAAAATGATAAAGAACATATACTATGTATAGATATTCGTACTAAATAATGAAAAGACTTGACATTGAGAAAAAAATCAGTAAAACTAAAGACACCTGAGAATGTATTAGAAGCATTTTATCATGCTATTCGTACTAATACACTCCATAAGATACATATACCACACAGTTCCGTGTTTTATGTACGTGCTGCGTTAGAAGCAAGAACAGGAGAACGATTTACATTAGAACGTGTTGAAAATGCTATGAAAGCAGAAGGCATGTTAGACAATGTATGACCTGTTTGTGCTGATATGTTTGGCAACAGAGCCAAATATATGTATTACATTAGAGGATTTAAGTAATCCTTATGAAACACACGAGACATGCGTTGTCCGTGCATATGATATAAAGAAAAACTTGCCCTTACACTACCCTGAATATGAATTTGATACCTACGAGTGTTCAGATGGAGAAAATAGTAGTGTTAGAAATCAAGTATTAACATAATAGGAAAGGAATTAATCGTGGTACTAGGACTAGGAGACCTTGAAAAAGGAAAAAAATTTGCAAATAAAAATACTAAGGATAAATCTAAAACAAGAAAGCTAAGGTCAGGGCAGATTGTTACACTAAACAATGCTAAATTTAGATTTGCTAATGATAATTTGTACAGAATTAAGGCAAATGGAGATTTGGCTAAAGAACCTATCTCTAAAAATACACTGACATACAAAAATATAATGAACCCAAATAACCCAAGAGTAAAAACAGAAAAGGGTGGAGTAAATAAGCCAGCAGGTCAATCTACACTTGCTATTTTATTAGGGGTAACAGGAAAAAGTAAAACTAATAATAAAAGTTCAGGATTAAAAATAGCTGAAAATAAAACAAATAATAATAAAAATAAACAAAAAGTTAAGGTTAAAGATAAAAAACCTACAGGGGCAGAGTCGTGGAAAAATTATAAAACAGTTGCTGCAGCACAAAAAGCAGGTTCAAGATTTTTTATGGGTTCTGATGGTAAAAAGAAAATTGCTGTTACAAAAGAACAGTTAAAGAAAACAGGATTATCATTAAGGGAATATGCAAATAGGAAAACTAAAGTAAAGGCATCTAAGGGTGCATTTCTAAAGAGACCTACAAATCCCGGTCTAAAGAAGTTACCTACACAAGTACGTAACAGAATGGGCTTTATGAAAAAAGGTGGCTCTGTTAAAAAGTAATGGTTAGAAATTACGCAACTGAATACAAAAAGTATCAGAAAAAACAAACACAAAAAAAGAATAGGGCTAGTCGTAACGCTGCTCGAAATCTACTAGCAAAGTCAGGTAGAGTAAAAAAAGGTGACGGTAAAGACGTTGCACATAAGAACGGTAATCCACGAGACAATCGCCTCAAGAATTTAACCGTTGTGAGAAAAAGTAAAAATAGAAGTTATCCTAGAACAAAAACTGCAGGAAAACTTCACAGAACATCTTAGAGGAGATATTAATATGCCGATGCATAAAGGTAAAAAGAAAAAAGGTATGGCTAAAGGTGGAGCTATGAAAACCAAAATGATGTATGGTGGAATGGGCAAGAAGAAAAAAGCCATGGCTAGAGGTGGAGCTGCAAGACGTAAGTAAATGCCGTATCTCATAAGTAACGTACCCCATTTTCATTGTTGGGTACGGAAAGAGTTTACGTCAAACCACTCGCAGTATCACGGAGAGTTTATACATGCGATGGTATTTGCAGTTAATACAATACCTGACAGGTCACTAAGTTTTCAGCTTGTGTTTACAGGCTGTGAAGCAGACTTTGAAGATGGACCTGAAACAAACATACATGGTGGAGCTATGTGGGCTAGAATGCCGATACAGGCACTTGTAGCCGACATACCACTAGATGAATGGTCAGAACCTATGGAAGACCATTTAGTACAACCTTGGGATTGTGAGTCAAGAAATCACAGTGTAGTCGTGATGGACAGAGTAAGCTCAAGCCCTTGGCTTTGTAAGATTGGTGGAGAATTTTACAAAGGTAAATATTTATTTACAGTTGACTACACTGATAGCGACATAGCAGATGACCCTGCTCAACATAAACAGTCGCATGTGTTATATCTGCTAGATGCAGGGAAATGGACAGGAAATTTTGTTGCCCTACCTAATAATAGAGTCCGTGCGACAAGCCCTGCATTGTGGGCTACTGGGGAAGGTGCTCCAGATTTTACGCCATCTCAGTGGACACACTCGGCAGAAAGCCACGAAAGCTATTTAGACCCATCTAAAACTTTTGACAATTTATACAATGACAGCAAAAAACAAAAAAAGAAAAGACCCTAAAGTTGGAACAGGAAAAAAACCAAAAGGAAGTGGCAGACGTTTATACACGGATGAAAACCCTAAGGACACGGTTAGCATCAAGTTTGCAACAGTATCTGACGCAAGAGCAACAGTTGCTAAGGTTAAAAAGATTAATAAACCTTACGCAAGAAAAATACAAATCCTTACCGTAGCTGAACAAAGAGCAAAGGTTATGGGTAAGACAGAAGTTGCTGCTATATTTAAAAAAGCAAAAGAACAATTAAAAAAGGCAAAAGAAAAAAATGGCTAACATATCTGATGGAGAAATAATAAAAATAGATACAGCTTTAAGGTATTGGGCATATGGTAAATTATCAGCAAAACAAGTTCAGGGAATACTAAAAAATCATGGGTATAAAGCAGATTTACGAAGAGGTTCAGGTGGTACTATGCCTGTTCAAACTTTAGATGGTAAAAAAGAGTTTGATGTTGAGTTTAAAAAAGGTGGAGTTGTAATGAAAACAAAAGCAAAAAAGACAATAAAAAAAGTAGCAGGTAAATTAAAGAAAGCTAGTAAGGCACATGCAGGTCAAGCTAAAACTTTATCAGCTATAAAATTAAAAGCAGGTGGTAGTACCGTAAATAAAGCAGGTAACTATACTAAACCTACGATGCGTAAAAGGTTATTTAACTCTATTAAAGCAGGTAGTAAGGGTGGTAATCCGGGACAATGGTCAGCTAGAAAAGCACAACTACTTGCAAACAGATATAAAAAAGCAGGTGGAGGATATACTTAATGTCTGATTACATGCCTGAAGAAATACAAGAGATAGAAGACTTACAAAAAATAAATGTAGCAGTTGAAGAGCCTAGACAACCACTAAAAACATTTTATGATTGGTTAGAAAGTATAACTTCAAAGGAGAAGGGAAAAAGTTTTTTTGACTGGCTATTGAAGTAAACGTTAGAAAGACCCCAACATGATAGACCCCATTACCCTTTCTGCTGCTGTTACAGGAGCAACAACTGCCTATAATGCTATTAAGAAGGCTATAACGGTAGGCAAAGAAATAGAGGACATGTCATCTGAATTAGGCAGATGGATGTCAGCAGTTAGTGACGTAGATAATATACAGAAGAACGCAAACAATCCTTCTGCATTAGATAAGT